ACTTATAGAGACCCTGATTCTTTTGCTGATATTGTTCGTGGTATGCATTTGTATGGTAGAAAGATTCTTCGACCTGAAGCAATCGTTACTGCCAAGTATAACGTAGGATAAGGGAGATATAAATGGCTACTTATGATTTAACCTCTAAAGATACCACTGGCGTATCTTCCGATTCTATTGCGGCTATGCCATCAGCTAAAAATACTCACGCAATGAGAAATATCGAAGCTTATCTTGATATTGATGCGTTAGTAGCAGCAGGTGGAAGTTTTGCAGATGGAGACATCTTTCAGGTGTTAGAAATCCCTGCAAATACTTTAGTCATAAACGCAGGTGCAGAAGTAATGAAAGCATTTACTTCAAGTTGTACTCTTGATATGGACTTTGCAGCAGGTGATGACATTATTGATGGTGCAGACATTACATCCACAGGCTTTTGTGCCGCAGGTAGTAATGGTCAAACCAACACTATTGTCGGAAGTGGAGCTTCAACTTATACTCAATTTGTAACTACTACAGATACGATTGATGCTAAGATTGCAGGTGCCGCTCCAGCTACAGGAAGACTTAGAATGTATGCCACTGTTATTGATTTAGCAGGTCATGGCTTAGATGATAAGCCTGATGAAGTTGATAGAGACCAATTAGCTTAACTTATATATGAAAGAGCAGGGCAACTTGCTCTTTCATTTTACATAGGAATTATTATGGCAGAAACTTACCTAACACTAACAAATAAAGTAATAGCAAGGTTGAATGAGGTTGCACTAACTTCTACAACCTTTTCTAGTGCTAGGGGTATACAAGTTCAATGCCAAAACGCAGTTAATGAATCTATACGTTTTATTAATCAGCGAGAGTTTAACTATCCTTTTAATCATGCTACTGCTACTCAGACACTGACAGCAGGTGTGGTTAGGTATAGTTTACCTACTTCTACTAAGACCGTAGACTACAATACATTTAGAATAGTCAAAGACAGTGACTTAGGTAATAGTGGGTATAAATTAAATCTACTTGATTATAATGATTATATAAATAGAGTTATAAATCAAGAAGATGAAATAAATACTACAACAACTAGTACAACCCATACAGATAGTGTAACAACTATAACTGTAGCAAGTACTACAGGATTTGATAGTGCAGGTACAATAGTCATAGGTAATGAAACAATTACTTACACAGGAGTAACTAGTACTACATTTACAGGTTGTACAAGAGGTGCAAGTAGCACAACAGCTGCTTCAATAGCTAGTGGTGTTACAGTAGCACAATTTGATAGAGGTGGTGTTCCTGAATTTGTAGTAAGAACACCTGACAATAATTATTTATTATATCCATACCCTAATAAATCATATGCAATAAAGTTTGATTACTATACTTTTCCTGATGACTTATCAGCACACGGAGACACTACAACTATACCTGATAGATTTGCTCCTGTAATTATAGATGGTGCTACAGCATTTGTATATCAGTATAGAGGTGAGACACAACAATATCAATTAAACTTTGGTAGATTTGAACAGGGTATAAAAAATATGCAAACACTATTAGTGAATAAATTCTCATATCTACGTTCAACCTTTATAGCTAGAACAGGTAGTGCAGACATTAGGGCATTATAATGGCAGATGAATCTCAAACAGTACCTTCAGCATTTACTTGTGAAGGTGGGTTAGTACTAAACAAATCTACTTTTATGATGCAACCGGGTGAAGCATTAGAGTTAGAAAACTTTGAGCCTGATATAACAGGTGGCTACAGAAGAATAAATGGATACTCTAAGTATGTAACAGCAGTTGTACCACAGACAGCATCTGCTACAGAAAAAATACTTATGGTTGCAACTTTCGGTAGCAAGGTATTAGCAGCTAGGGGTACTAGTATATATAGTGCTGACCCCGGAGGTTCATCTTGGACTAGCATAGACAGTAGTAGAACAAGTGCAGGTAAGTATAAGTTTGAAAGATTTAACTTTGATGGTACAGACAAAATTGTTGTTGTTGATGGTGCAAATAATCCTACTGTGTTTAACGCTAGTTTAACTGCAACAGATATAACTCCTAGTACAGGAACTGGGGAAGAAACATTTTTAACTGAAGCTCTTACGACAAGTAGTATGACTGGTAGTGGAACACTTAAAATAGCTGATACATCTCAATTTAATACTGCAGGTTCAGTTATAATAGGTACTGAAATATTTACCTATACAGGTAAAACTGCTACTACTTTTACTGGTGTAACTAGAGCAGCATCAGGTTCTACAGCAGTAACACACGAAGTAGGTACAGTAGTAGCTGATTTATTTCCTTCTGCTGTAACAGGTGCTAAACACGTTGCCGCCTTTAAGAACCATATGTTTTATGCAGGTATGAGTACTAACAAACAAGAAGTAGTATTTAGTGCTCCATTTCAAGAAGATTCTTTTTCAGTAGCCATTGGAGCAGGTAGCTTTAAAGTTGATGATGAGATAACAGGAATTAAAGTTTTCCGTAACGACTTATTTATATTTTGTGAAACAAGAATATTTAAGATGACAGGAACTTCAAGTTCTAACTTTGCAGTATCAGACGTAACAAGAGATATAGGGTGTGTCAATGGTGACACAATCCAAGAATTTGCTGGTGACTTAATATTCTTAGGTCCTGATGGATTAAGAACAGTTGCTGGTACTGCAAGAATTGGTGACGTTGAATTGGGTACTATAAGCTCTAATGTGCAATCTATATTTAATGAAAATATATCTAGTGCATCAGAGTTTGACAGTATAGTTATACCAGATAAGACACAATATAGAATATTTTTTACTAAAAGTGGTACTGTAGATAACCAATCTAAAGGTATCATATGTTCACTTAGAGGACAGAAGTTTGAATTTGCAGAGATTAGAGGAATAAAACCTGCTAGTACTGACCACTTTGTAGATGACGGTGATGTAACTGTTCTACATGGTGGATACTCAGATGGTTTTATATATAGACAAGAAATAGGCAATACATTTAATGGTGTTAATATAGCAGGTAAATATAGAAGTCCTGACTTAACATTTAATGACCCGGGAATAAGAAAGCATATGCAAAGGGTTGTTATAAACTATAAGCCTGAAGCAGCTATAGATGCAGACTTATTTTTAAGATATGACTACGAGGATAAAGATGCACCTAGACCTGCAGCTTATCCATTAGATTCAGAAGATGTTGTCGCTATATATGGTACATCAGTTTATGGAGTACCTACATATGGTGGAGCATCACAACCTTTAGTTAGACAAGCAGTAGAAGGTTCAGGATTTGCTGTTGCTTTAAGAGTTACGGATGGCACAGGAAGTGCACCTTATTCACTTAAAGGTTTTCAATTAGAATATCAACTAGGAGCTAGACGTTAATGGGAGCTACATATACAAGACAGTCCTCGTACACAGATGGAGACGTAATAACTGCTGCTCATACCAATGATGAGTTTAATCAGATATTAGCTGCCTTTGCTGCAAGTACAGGACACACACACGATGGCACAGCAGGTGAAGGTGGACCTGTTACTAGCTTATTAGGTAATACACTTAGCTTTGGTGATGGTTCAACAGATGCAGACATAGTTATTACCTTTAATGCAAATGGTAATGACGGTGAACTAAAATGGATGGAAGACGAGGACTATTTTGAATTTAGTGATGACATACTTATTGCTTCTTCAGAGAAGCTACAATTCAGAGACACAGCTATATACATCAATTCAAGTACGGATGGACAACTTGACATTGTCGCAGACACAGAAGTACAAATAGCTGCCACAACTATTGACATAAATGGTAATGCTGACGTATCAGGAACACTTACCTATGGCAGTTTATCTGACGGTACAATAACTATTACGGCTTTTGCTGATGAAGATGACATGTCTTCTAATAGTGCCACTCTAGTGCCTACACAGCAGTCTGTAAAGGCATATGTAGATGCTACAGTAACTGCACAAGACTTAGACTTCCAAGCAGACAGTGGTGGTGCGTTAAACATAGACTTAGATAGTGAGACACTTACACTCACAGGTGGTACAGGAATTGACACAAGTGGTAGTGGTAATGCTGTTACCTTTGCAATAGATTCTACTGTAGCCACACTCACAGGTTCACAGTCCCTTACTAACAAAACAATAGATGTAGACAACAACACTGTATCTAACATTGAAGTTGACAATCTTAAATCAGGTGTACTAGATACAGACTTAGCTTCTGTATCAGGTAGTGATGATACATTAGCTTCTGCAAAATCTATTAAAGCATATGTAGATGCACAAGTTACAGCTAGTGATTTAGACTTTCAGGGTGATTCAGGTGGAGCATTAAGCATTGACCTAGACAGTGAAACCTTAGATATTGCAGGTGGCACAGGTATTGACACAAGTGGCTCAGGCAATACACTCACTGTAGCCATTGACAGTACTGTTGCTACACTAACAGGTTCACAATCTCTTACAAACAAAACTGTTGATGCTGACAATAATACAATATCTAACATTGAGGTAGATAACTTAAAAGCATCTGCTGTCGTACTTGAATCAGAAGGTATTGGTTCTAATGACAATGATACAACTATACCTACTTCAGCTGCTGTTAAGGATTATGTAGATACACAGATTACTGCTGAAGATTTAGATATAACAACAGATAGTGGCACAATAGCTATTGACTTAGACGGTGAGACTTTAACTGTCTCAGGTGGAGAAGGTATAGATACTTCTGCTACAGGCAATGCTATCACTATAGCAGGTGAAGATGCTTCAACAAGTAACAAAGGTGTTGCTTCTTTTAGTTCTGATAACTTTGCTGTATCAAGTGGTGCAGTAACAATTAAAGATGGTGGTGTTGTCACTGATGAATTAGCTGCCGATGCTGTAACAGGTGCGAAGATAGCAGATGATGCTATAGATTCTGAACATTATACAGATGGTTCTATTGACACTGCACACATAGCTGATTCACAAATAACTTTAGCTAAGATGGCTGCTAATTCAGTGGATAGTGACCAATACGTAGATGGCTCTGTTGACAATGAGCATTTAGCAGGTTCTATTGCAGATAGTAAACTTAGTACAATTTCAACAGCTAACAAAATATCACTGACTGCATTGGACATAGATGGTGGTACAGATATAGGTGAAGCAGTTGCCGATGCAGACTTGTTTATTGTTGATAATGGTGCAGGTGGTACAAATAGAAAAGTAACAGCTTCTGCCCTTAAAACATATGCAAGTGGTAGTGGGGCAACAAAAGGCTTTGCGACAGCTATGGCAATAGCATTATAATTAGATTTTACTTGACAAATAAAGCAAAACCGAGTATAATTATATAACATAAGGAAAAAGAAATGGCACAAGATTTTGAAAGAGCAGTAGCGTTTGATAGCACTAGTGATATTAACATAGGTACAACTGCAAGAACTGTTGTAACATCTAACTCAGATGATGCTATTGTTAGTATAAGAATGGCAAACATACATACTGCACAAATAACTGTTGATGTTTACATAGAAACCACAGCAGCTGGAGGTAGTAACTTAAATTGTTATTTGATAAAAGGAGCACCCATACCTGTGGGCAGTGCTTTAGAACTCATAGATTCTGGAAGTAAAATAGTACTACAAAGTGGAGATGAACTTAAGGTTAAGTCAGACACAGATGCTTCTCTAAATTGTTGGGTTAGTTTTGTCGATGCAATTAGTGAATAGGAGATAAGAGAATGGCATACTTAGGAAATGACGTACCTGCTAACTTTCAATCTCTACCATCTGTTGTAAGATTCAATGGTACAGGTGCAGAACACGAATTTAATTTAGGTAGAACAATAGCCAATGTACAATCTATAATTGTATCAGTAGATGGTGTTGTGCAGGACAGTTCTAAGTACACTGTACCTGATGGTTTTACTCTTACTTTTGGTTCAGGTGAAATACCCCCTGCAGGAACAGGTAATGTCTTTGTATACTTTCTTGGATTAGCAGCAGGAAATGTAACACCTGCACCTGAGAACAAAGGTAACTTCAAGAATGGTGGTATGTTTAGAACTAATGCACAAGCCTTAGATACAGATATAACAATACTTGCCACAGAAAATGCAAATGTTACAGGAGACCTTACAGTTAACAGTGGTGTTACATTGACGGTAAATAGTGGTGGAAGGTTGGCAGTATTATGAGTAGTTTAAAAGTAGATACATTAACTGATAGAAGTGGTAACAGTATACCTTATATGAAAGGTGCTGTGTTGCAAGTTAAATATTCACAGATAGATACTACTGTTGCATCAATATCAGTTTCAGCTAATACAGACACAGTAGTAACTCAATTAACTGTAAACATAACACCTAAAAGCACATCATCTATAATTAGATTAGATACTCATATTTTTCACGAATGGTCAAATCTTGCAGATGGTAGTGTTGTTTCTGCTCCTACTGAATCTGCTTGGTTTTTCTACAGAGATACAACAAAGTTAGCTGCACCATCAGCAAGTAATAGACAATCTGGAATTTCTATGTCAAGACTTACTTTTCATCAAGATGCAGGTAGCACCCCTGAAATAGCCACATATAGTTATTTTGATACACCCTCAACCACTAGCCAAATTACTTATAAAGTAGGAGTTAGAAATCATTATGCTGTTAACTTTAGTTTAAATAGAACACTTAGTGATAGTGACACCACTCAATACGAAAGAGGTATTAGCTTTATATCAGCAACTGAGATAGGAGGATAGCATGAGTACATTATCAGTAGATGCAATCACAGGTAAGTCTACCTCAACAAACTTAACTATTGGCTCAACACCTGTAGTTAGTGCAAGTGCAAACTCTATGACTATTAGAGGTGAGGGTACGGCACAGACAAGTATTCAGCAAGGGTTAGGTAAATGTTGGATAAATGCTAAGATTATAAGCACTTATGCCACAAGGGATAGCTTTAACTGTTCTGTTACAACCGACCACGGAGCAGGAGAGGTAACTTATACTTACACAAATAATTTTTCTAACAATGATTATGTCATATCACATATGAGTAAACAAACTGGTGCTAATGTAGGGGGAATTGGTTTTCCTGCAGTAAGTTCTGGTGGGTCTGATGCAGATGATGCAGAAAATGCGATGACAACATCAACTTGTAGATGGCAGTATAGAAATCAAGATTCAAGCCCTGCTTTTAGAGACCAAGAGATTGCAGGTCATATTTGGATGGGAGACCTCGCATAATGGCAAACGGAACAATAGCATTTGATACATTATCAACAAGTGGACAGATAAGTGGAACAGCTAAGTCTGTGGATACAGATTATGTTGTAAATGGTAGTGCGAAATCATTTGAAACACACGATGGTGATTCAACAACTTTTTTAGAAAGTTTTAATATGTCTAGTATTACTGATGGTACTACAGGTATATGTTCTCCAGTTTTTACTAATAACATGACTAGTAAAAACTACTTTACTGCTGCTTCATCAGGTGCTGAAAGTACAAGTTTTAGTGCACCTCGTTCTGTGAGACATGATACAGCGACAACAAGCACTTATACTTATGCAATAGTTAATTCAGCTAATGGTACTGTTGATAGAGCTTATACAACATCTTGTAATATTGGAGACCTCGCATGACAATAGAAACACCAGAATTTCAAGGCACACATCTTTGGGATAGATTGTGTTGGGCAAAAGAAAAACTAGAGCCACATAGAACAGAATATTGTGTAGTATGGGAAGACCCAGAGACACCTGATGAACCTGCAAAGATTACACATCCTGACCCTAATTGGATGGCTTGTGCATTACAAGGTGGCATCTTACCACCTGTAGAAGCCTATTGGGAACTCAAGAAGGATGAAGCCAAGCCTGACTTTGTAAAGCATACAAGAGGTTACTTGTTACATAACACTAAACCTATTGATGCCATGACAGAAGAAAGAGCAATAGAATATTTAATTATGAAAGATATACCGAGACATGTGTGGCAAGACTACGACAGAGCCAACAAACCTCGTATGCTCATTTGTACTAAGTCACAACTGCCAAGCACTAGAGTGTGGCGAAATGCTTGGAAGATTAATGAAGAACTAGCCACACATAACAAAGAAGCTGCTTAAAGGAGAAACCAATGGCAACAACAAACATAGCAGATAAAGATGGTAATCTTATTAATGCAGCAGATGCAACTATACCATCAGACAGGCACTTCAGAGGTGCATGGACATTATCAGGTAAGACTATTACTGAAGATTTAACTGCATCAAAAGTTATATTCAAGGATAAGATAAGGGAAGTAAGAAAGCCTTTGCTTGATGCTGAAGATGTAGTTTATATGAAAGCATTAGAAGCTGATGATGCAGATGCAAAGACTGCAAGTGTAGCAAAGAAGAAAGCATTAAGAGATGCTCCTGCTGCAAAAGCAATATCAGATGCAGACACTATAGCTAAACTTAAAGCTGCTTGGGATACAAGCACATTAGGTGACAGTCCATACGCATAGGGAGAAGTAGATGGCATTAACGAAAATAGCTGATGGTGGGATGCCTTCAGGA